GTTCAGACCCGTAAAGTTAGTTGATTATGTAGGTAACGAACACCTAAAATCAAAAGTAGAAGGTTACTTAGAAAGTGGTGATGTACCACACCTTTTACTATATGGTAGAGCTGGTACTGGTAAAACCACATTGGCTAAACTGATTGTAAAATCGGTGGATTGTGATTATATGGTAATCAACGCATCTGATGAGAACAATGTGGATACAGTCCGTAATAAGGTAAAGAACTTCGCATCCTCAATGGGATTCAAAAAGTGGAAGATTATTATCTTAGATGAGTTTGATTACATGTCTCCAAACGCACAAGCGATTCTTCGTAATTTGATGGAAACATTCTCACAACATTGCCGATTCATTTTGACTTGTAATTATGTTGAGAAAGTAATCGAACCAATTCAATCTCGTTGTCAATCATTCCAAATTGTACCACCAACTAAGAAGGATGTGGCTGTTCAAATCTCAAAGATTTTGGGAGCAGAGGGTGTAACGTTTGAACCAAAGGATTTAGTTCCAATTATTGATGCTGGGTATCCTGATATTCGTAAGATTATCAATACGTGTCAATTGAACTCAAATAAAGGTAAGTTACAAGTAGATACTCAAAATTTGTTGGAGAATGATTACAAAACCAAAGTGTTGGATATTCTTAAATCAAATGATGATAAGAGAAACAAATATACCAATATGAGACAAGCTATCATAGATAGTAGAGTAACTGATTTCTCAGAATTGTTTACTATGTTGTATGAGAAGGTAGATGAATACGCTCCATCAAATACAGCGAACGTAATCATCGCATTATCAGAAGGACAGAGTAGACACTTCAATGCTATTGATAAAGAGATTCCAATGGCAGCAACATTAATCGAAATATTAAACTTAATTTAAGATGGCAACAAAAGTAATAGGAATGAATGGTGGGAAACCACAAAAACCAACTCAATCACAACCAACCAATTCAACTGGACAACCTCAAATCGATTTGGGTAAATCAAAACCAATTGTATGTGGTAGTTGTGGTGATGATGTATTTGTAACGGCTGGTAAGTTTCGTAAGATATCTAAACTAATCACAGGCACACCACAAGATGTGGTAGTACCAATTGATGTAATGTTATGTGCTAATTGTGGTGAGATATGTGAGGAACTGATGCCTGAACAATTGAAAGCATTGATGCAAATGGATAAGAATAAAGAAGCTGAAAACAATGCCTAAATCACTCTTCGACCATATTAAGGCAGTAACCAATGAGCAAGACCCAAAGTATTGGGATAAGTTAGAAGAAGCTGATAAAAAGACCTGGTCGAACTATATGGTGTTACGTTTCCTATCTATGAAATATGAATGGGTGGAAACTATCGCAGCAGTTCAACCATATTTGCAAGAGGTACCACCTAAAGCAATGTATCTTGCTATGATTGATTTACTTCCAAAGGGTAGGCACTTTATGAAGTATATGAAACCAAAAACTGCTGATAAATACGAAGGTTGGTTGGTGGAATTGGTAGCAAATCATTATGAGGTATCTAAGTTAGAAGCTGAGAGTTATTTGAAGATTCTATATAATTCCAAAAGTGGTAAAGAACGTATCATTCAGTTATCTGAAGATTATGGGACAGACCCTAAGATTATTAAAAAATTAAAAATAAAACTATAAATTATGTCAAATACGGATAAAGTAAAAGAGATTGTTGCTATAATCAGAAGAACATCTGATTTAGAAACAGCTAAAGCAACTATGGGACCTGTATTACAAGCTGAGTTACCATTTCAAACTAAAGTAACATTTGATGGTAATGTTGCTAGTATATATGTTGAGGAATCACCCGGCAATATGATATTACTGAGTGTTGATTTATCATAAGATATTTAAAATATAATAAAAGTGAGAAAAGTTTGGAAATCCCAAACTTTTTTCGTATATTTGTGTAACAAACAAAAGATTTATGGCTAGAGTAAGCTTTTCACAATATTCAACATATTCATCATGTCCTCAACAATATAAGTTAAGGTATATCGATAAGTTGGGGGAATCATCCGCTAACATTTATACAATTTTTGGTACTTCCATCCACGAAACAATTCAACATTTCCTTTCGGTGATGTATGGGGTTTCTAAGAAACAAGCAATGGAAATCGATACCGATAAGTTGTTGTTGGAATGGATGAGAAAGGAATATACCAAAGAAACCGAAAAGTTAAGTGAGGGAACAATCTGCTCTCAGTTAGAATTGGAAGAATTCTATGGTGATGGTAGAAGAATATTAGAGTGGTTTAAGGCAAAGATAGATAAGTTCTATACAAAGACTGGATTTGAGTTAGTAGGGATAGAGATACCTCTTAACGCTAAGATTAAAGAAGGTGTACAATTCATTGGATTTATTGATGTTGTTATGAGAGATTTATCAGATAACTCAATCATCATTATTGATTTGAAAACATCAACAATGGGTTGGAATAAGTACGCTAAAGCAGATAAGTTCAAAAACGCTCAAATTGTTCTATATAAGAAGTACTATTCTGAACTATTCAATATTCCATTGGATAAGATTAAAGTTGAGTATCAGATTATGAGAAGAAAACTATACGAAGATGCACCATTCCCAATCCCATATATGTCAAAGCATATTCCAGCTAATGGTAAACCAACTGTAAATAAGATTTACAATGAATTTATCAACTTTGTAAATGATGTATTTGATGATGAAGGTAAATTCATAGAAAAGGAATACCCAAAGCAACCAGGTGAACGGCAAAAGAATTGTAAGTTTTGTGAATTTGGTAACAGAGGGTTATGTGATAAAAAACCATCGTAAAATAAAATATCTATATACTTATATATATGAAACAAATACATATATTATGAGTGTAGAAACAAAATTAACTACTGTAAAAATAATAAAAGGAGTGTACTCAAATTTTAAACAAGTATCGTTTGAATCGGATGTAACACTTCAAAAGTTAGTAAATAGGACAGTAGAACGATATGTAACCGATGAGGAATTCAGAAATGAAATGAATGAGTATTTAAAACTACAAATCAGCGGTTCACAATTTTAAATTAAAAAAAGGTTATATTAATAAGTTATGAGTAAAAAGAAGAAGATTCTATTACTATCCGATGATTTAAGGATGGCAAGTGGTATCGCTACCATGTCTAAGGCATTGGTTATGGGTACTGTTGATAAATACGACTGGTTTCAAGTAGGAGCCGCAATTGACCACCCTGAGAAGGGAAAGATTTTAGATGTATCATTAGATATACAAAAAAGAACTGGTGTAGAAGATGCTAGTGTTAAAATACTCCCTTGGAGTGGTTATGGTGACCAAGGTTTGATTAGACAATTAATCAACTCAGAACAACCTGATGCCATCTTACACTTTACTGACCCACGTTATTGGACATGGTTATACGATATGGAGCATGAGGTAAGACAAAATGTTCCAATTCTATTCTATGCAATTTGGGATGATTTACCAGACCCACTATACAATAGAAATTACTACGAAAGTTGTGATTGGATTGGGTGTATCTCTCGTCAAACTTATGGTATTGTATCCCGTCTAACCAATAGAACTGATAAACCAACGTGGAGACCTCACAAAGATTGGCAAGTATCATATGTACCACATGGTATCAACTCAACTGAATACTTCCCAACGGATGTACCATCTGAATTTCGTTCTGAAATACTAAAAGATAAAGAGTATGATTTCATATTCTATTGGTCAAATCGTAACATTCGTAGAAAGCAACCATCTGATGTGATTATGGCATTCAAAGAGTTTTGTGATAGAATTGGTGAAGAAAAAGCTAAGAAAGTGGCATTATTAATGCACACTCAACCGGTGGATAACAATGGTACGGATTTACCAGCAGTACATAACACATTAGCTACTGATTGTAACATCATATTCTCAGATAAGAGAAGAACTACTGAAGAACTTAATTACCTATATAACATCGGAGATGTAACAATCAACATTGCTGGTAATGAAGGATTTGGTTTAACAACCGCAGAATCAGTAATGGCTGGTACACCAATCATTGTTAACGTAACTGGTGGTTTGCAAGACCAATGTGGTTTCAGATACAAAGAAACTGGTGAGTTGGTTACTTCTGAAGATTACAAAGAATTGGGTTCTTTACATAAGTGGAGAGATTGGGAAGATAAATTAGAAAGTGGTGTGTGGGCTAGACCTGTATGGAGTAGAGCACAAACTATGGCTGGTTCAGTACCAACCCCATACATTTGGGATGATAAAGTAGATGTATATGATGTAGCAACTGCTATGGAAGAAATGTACAACACTCCTAAAGAAGTTCTTAAAGCAAACGGACAAGTTGGGAGGGATTCATTTATCGGTGAGTCTGGATTGAGTGTAGAAAATATGTGTAGTACATTAGTAGATGGTATCGAAGGTACTTTCGAAAATTGGAAACCACGTAAACGATTCGAATTATTTAAATTAAAC